GGAAATGCCTCACAAGGTCACCGATCCCAATTGGACGGTTAGCAAGTTTGCTAATGATCTTGTGAACGTCAAAAACGCCATCAATTACAGCGATGAGCAAATGAAGGCCCTATTTAATTGGGTTGCTAATAGTGAGTTTTGGAGGCCTTTAGCCTGCTCACCTATGGGGCTACTTCGTAAAAAGGATAACGATGTCCGCAAAGTGGACACGATCATCGCGCAAATGAAAAACCCATTTGACCGTAAGCGCGACATTAAACAGGAGCAAAATGCCGACCCTACTCGTCCTCGTGGTGAGGGCCTGATGAGCCGGCAAGAGTTAGAACAACTATTTGGGAGAAAATGGAATGAGTAACGAGGAGTTAGCGATTTATCTGAAGAGGTTGGCCATCGCCATCCCCAAGGGCGCGCCTAAAGATCTTGAGGGTTTGGCCTTTGCTTGGGCTGGGCGGTTTGCCGATGTAACGCCTGAAATGATGGAGGTTCTTTTAGAGCAAGCCATGGAGACCTTCGATAGTTACCCGAGCCTAAAACAGATCAAAGACATGCTGCTTGGTAGCCCTGAGGACAATGCGAGAGAGGTGGGCCAATTAATTTGGGCGGCTCTTTATAAGTACAAATCGCAAATGTCTTATTGGGACAGAATTGCTGCAGACATTGGGCCCCTTGGTGTTGAGGTAGTCGAGGCTATGGGTGGGTGGATGTTGCTTTGCGACACGCTTACCGACGACGACAGATCTAGTTTTATTGCGCAGACACGCGACCTAGCTCAGTCGCTACAAAAGAAACCCATCATTAAGCGGAATCTCGAATTGCCTAGCAAGGATAGTGTCGTGAGAAGGGAGATTGAGAAGCTTGCGGACCAGCTTAGTCTCGTACCAGCCCGGCCGCTCAAAGCTGACCAACACGAGGACTAAGCAAATCGCAAAATTGATATGCGATTTCTAGTTAACCCATGTCTGGCTAGCGGCCAATAGAAAAATGGATTTACGGCTCAATTAAGGGCCTTAAAGAAGGAGTGTTGAAATGACCGAAGAAAAGTACACGAGGAGATTGGGAGTGGAATTGTCAGCAAATAAAAGTGATGCGATTGATCGGAGCAATGCTTTGCACAAAAAGTATGTAAATGCATCTTTAGATTATGTCACTGATTATTTAAGGGAATTTCCGCTAGAGAAGGTGTGTATTTACGATCCAATTATTGCTGAGTGGTGCAAAGAGATTGGTTTATGCGTAGAAAAACATGGTGATAAAGGACCATGGGAAGTCTACGCAAGTGCCATCAAACTCAAAAACTGACCTATCCCCCTTAAGGGCGGCCCTTCAGAGTGCCAGGGACGGCACTCCCTTTACTCCCCCACCAAAGCGCACTCGTCCCGAAGAAGAAGGCCACGTTCACTTTGTAAGAGAATTGCGTGAAGCGATTGAGGATCAGCGAAAAATTGTGGCTTACCTCGAAGGAAAAATGATTCAAGACAAGTGCAGTTATTCTCTAAAACATGACCTTGAATCCATGCGTCTTAAGACTCTCGAAGAGATTATGGCGCAAGCCAAGATATCCTTTGGGAGTTAGGTGCTTATGGGTGTTTACGTTGGGATTGATCCGGGTAAAAAGGGAGCCTTTGTTGCCGTTAACAGTAACGAGCAAATCATCGCTGTTGAAAAGAATGTGACCGGTGATGACTTATTCACATTCCTTTCAATTCTCAGTCCCCGTCATGTGTTCCTAGAGAAAGCCCAGTCCATGCCTCGCCAAGGCATCGCCAGCGCATTCAACTACGGCCAGGGGTACGGGGAACTGATTGGAGTATTAACCGCCCGCGCCGTCCCGTATACTCTCGTTAGACCTTCATACTGGACTAAAGCACTCCATGTCGGGACAGCCGATGGGGAACCTAAAGAGAGAAGTGCCGAAGCATTCAGGCGGCTTTATCCGCGTGAGCCCTCAGCACTGACTCCGCGGGGAAAACTGCATGATGGGGTAGTAGATGCAACGCTTATCGCTGTTTATGGCATACGTCACATCATTACTAAGTTTCGTGGTGAAACCGATTAAACAGTATTTTTGCTCGCACTACTGGAAGCCAGTCATCGGCTTTCCCATCCAGCTGGGCAATGACCTAGCTGTATGTGAGTGTATTCATTGCAAGATTAGAAGGGTGATTCAATGAAGGTCTTAGTGATGTACGACTACACTCGCGGCTACGGCAAGAATCTCGTAAGTGAATCAGATGGCAAGATGATCGAGTGCGAAAGCCCCAAAGAGATTCTACTTCTATTCATGAGGGCTATGGTCAAAGAACGCTGCGACAATGTCACAGTGACCGGCTACCTCACCGAATGCGGGAGGCCAACGTGGTGACTGAGAAGGACTTTGCACGGTTTGGCGAATACCTAATGGTGCTACTTGCTGCTACTGCCGAAGTGCTGCAGGAACGGGAGGCCGAGCTCCAGCGTAAGTACCCCAATTATGAGACCAGCAATGATCATAAAAGTGACGAAAGATACCACGAATACGTAATGAGTATAGGTACTTACGAATTAATGTCGCGCATCGTCGAGGTGTATAATACACTTGGCGAACCGGCTGAGTTGAAATTGCCGTTATCGTCAATGAACTGACGTATTGAAATTAGAGTTACTATTGGGCAGGCCAGCGATCAAAATAGATGAGGATCAGTTGCGCAGCATCATGCGCATGAAACCTACCCTCAAAGACGTAGCCAATTTCTTCCAATGCTCTGAAGACACAATCGAGAACCACATCAAAGCCAAGTGGGGCAAGCGTTTCTCGGAGTTCAGGGACGAAAATATGGTCTTTACCCGATTTAATCTGATTCGCACTGCGATTCAGAAAGCGGAGAAAGGCGATAACGTCATGCTTATCTTTTGCCTAAAGAATCTCTGTGGTTGGCGAGATAAGCTGCCCGAAGAAGAACAGCAGCAGGATCCCTATGCGAAGATGAGCACTCAAGAGCTCATTGTGCTAGTGAAGGAAAAGCTGCAAATAGAGGGGCCTAGGTAATGGAAGATATTATCTTGCGCGATGGCCTCCCAAGTGACCGCAATTTCATCTATAAGACCATCCTTCAGCATTACCGCCATGCCTCGCCACACACTAAAGATATTCCCGACAATGTCTTTTACGACTGTCACCACTTACTGATCAGCAAAGTCATGCGGCAGCCCGGCAACATCGTCCGCGTAGCAGCACTCAAGGATGACCCCGAAGTGCTCTTTGGCTTCCTCTGGGGCAATGTCGATCCCGAAACTATTCATTATGTGTATGTGAAGAAGGCTTTCCGAAGGATGGGAATAGCGAAGTATCTCTATAAAAGCCTCTTTGATATGGCCGATGATGTCTACATCACTCACTGGACTAAAGAAGTAAATCAACTTTACGATAAACATGAGGGGTTAGTGTTCAACCCTTACTTGCTCCACGGTGACATATGGAAGTTAATGCAACAAGGCGGCGCGGCCGCCCCCCAAGATCACAACTAGGCCAAAGCCCCGTTGAGACTGAGCACTTACCGGAAAGCCCACCATTGATGACGATTATCAATCAACGTGTTAAGCGAGTGTACTTCCATAACGGTGCCTACCTCGGCAATTTCGTTAAGCTAAGTCTCGACGCTGAGACTAATAACGTTGATCTAAGCCTCCACAGTCTTGGTGTAGCCATCCACTTTAAAGACACTGACCGTTTCTTCATTGCACCGATTGGGATGATCACAGGGATTGAGCTATATCCCCCCACCGTCCTATGAACGAATCGGAACTAGCAGCTGCACTAGCTGCACTTGCTAAGCGTCCGCCCCCGTTCCTTATCGAGAAGTTTTGCTTCCCAGAACAGATAGCCTTTATCCGCGATCCGGCTACATACAAAACAGCCGTATGCTCGAGGCGCGCAGGTAAGACGATTGCCTGTGCTGCCGACCTTCTCTCAACAGCCATCAGTGGGCCTAAACGGGCTAGCCTCTACATCACTCTTAGCCGCCTAAACGCTAAGCGGATCATTTGGCCTGAAATTCTAGAGATTAACCGGACGCACCAGCTGGGTGGGATACCGAACGAGACTGAGCTAGCTATCCGCTTCCCCAACGGGCATGTCATTTATTTCTCGGGAGCCAAAGACAGGACAGAAGTAGAGAAGTACCGGGGCTTCCCGCTCGTAAAGGTCTACATCGATGAGGCTCAGTCATTCAGGCCCTACATCGAAAGCCTAGTCGACGAGGTACTGTCTAAGTCTTTGTTCGATTACAACGGCACGCTTTGCCTCATCGGCACTCCCGCTCCCATCCCCGTGGGATATTTCCATTCGTGCTCCACTAGCCCTCAGTGGTCACATCACGCTTGGACTATGCTCCAGAATCCTTGGCTTAAGATCAAATCCGGCAAAGAGCCAATGGAGCTCATACTCGCTGACTGTAAAAGGATGGGAGTGCCAGTCAGTGACGCCAAAGTGCAAAGGGAATGTTTTGGCAAGTGGGTGACAGACACCAATAGCCTCGTGTTCCGCTACTCGGCCGAGCTCAATAGCTTTAGTCATGCTCCGCTGCTGCCCGATGCGAGTTATGTCATCGGTGTCGACCTTGGTTACGATGATGCAGACGCAATTGCCGTCATTGGCTGGAACCAGGCTAAACGCTACGCCCACGAGCCAAACCGGGGCAGCGAGAACTACCTCGTTTATGAGGCAACCAAACGTAAGCAAGGGATCAGCGACCTAGCCGAGGAACTAGACCGGCTCATTGCCAAGTATAAACCGGTAGCCGTAGTGCTAGACGCTGGTGGACTAGGTAAGAAGATCGTCGAGGAACTAAAGAAACGCTACGCCCTTCCCGTAAAAGCGGCCGAGAAGTCGCGCAAGTTTGAATATATCGAGCTCCTCAATGACGCTATGCGCACTGGCAAGTTTAAGGCTAAGAGTGACGGCCTTTTTGCTCAAGACACCATGCTCATCGAGTACGACAAGGGTAAGTCATCGGGTGATAAATTCGTTATCTCTGATACATATCACTCTGACATTGCTGACGCTGTGCTCTACGCCTACCGCGAATCACTACACTGGATCACTGAGACAGTAGACCCACCAGGCCCCGTAGCCGGTAGTGCTGAATGGCTTGCTGAGCAGGAAGCAATGATACAGGCTAGGCTGGAGGCTGAATTAAATCAGGACGGTGATGACCCTGCTAGCTGGGAAGTAACGTGGGAAGATTAAATGGCTTGGATTTATTTAGCGGAATTGGAGGAAACACCCTCGGACTTAGAGAGTGGGTTAAAACAATCGCCTACTGTGAGCGTGAGCGATACGCTCAATCTGTCCTGCTTTCACAAATGGCCAATGGAAACATTGAGCAAGCTCCAATTTGGGATGATGTCTCAACCCTTGCTGGATCAATGTTCAATATTCCCATCGACATCATTATCGCAGGATTCCCATGCCAGGATATTAGCGTTGCGGGAAAGGGTGCGGGATTGGCAGGAAAGCGAAGCGGACTTTTTTTCGAGATCATGCGCTTGGCCAAAGAAATCAAGCCCATTTTCTTATTTCTTGAAAACGTCCCAGCAATCAGAACACGCGGATTGGACACAGTTATCTCGGAACTTACCAAAGCAGGGTATGATTGTCGCTGGTGTATGCTATCCGCTGCAGAAGTTGGATCGCCACATAAACGGGAAAGATGGTTTTTATTGGCCAACACCGCAAGCAAAAGATTTCAAAGGATCTTATGGAAGCCCACAATCTTTGCTGGCAGCTGTAGAACGTCATCGCTTGAAGGGCGTGAACAAACAGATACCGTTATCGGATGCGGTAATGTTATCGCAGCACTTACAAAATCAAATTCATGGTCAATTGAACCCAACGTGGGTCGAGTGGTTAATGGGCTTCCCTTTAGAGTGGACAGAATTAAGTGCCTTGGTAATGCCGTGGTACCGAAGCAAGCGCGGGAAGCGTTCAAATATTTGATGGGGATACAATGGAACGAAGCTTAGACGAGTACATGAAAGTGCTCAAACTCGCCCGTAACATGCAGGTGCGAGTTATTAAGTACCATGGCCTGGAAGTGGAATTTCTACCCAAGCTGCCGTTATCACTAGAACTAGAAGGTGATAAGCTGGGATCAGAAAACATGCCTACTGAGGATCAGCTATTATATTGGTCTACAGGTAATGAGCCCGATATCGTCGCCACACTACCCGAGGAGTAAAGCAATATGGCTATAGACTACCGAAGCTTTAACAATGAAAATCAAGTGGTTACGCCGGTAGATGCTAGCCGTAAGTGGTGGTTAATGGACAATTCGACTGAAATGGCTCAGTCAGTCGTCGGCAGTGTTACGAGTCTTGCCAATGCTGATGCCAAAAGGCAAACGCAGTATCAGATATCGGCTAGGCTCTACGGCAACACTAACATCATGGGCATCAATGGCCTTTCCTTCTCTAAGATCCAAAGCACTCAGGCCACACTCAAAGACCGCGTAAGCTACAACGTCATACAATCCTGTATCGATACTTTGATTAGCAAGATCACAAAGAATAAGCCTAAGCCTGCATTTGTTACGAGTGGTGCAACGTGGAAGGTGCAGCGCCAAGCAAAGCAGCTAGATAAGTTTATCGACGGGATATTTTACGAAAACGACATCTATCACCTATCGGCACAGATTGCCCGCGATGCATTCGTCTTTGGCGATGGCATCATCCATGTTTATGAGCACGAGGGACGTTGCAAGTTTGAACGGGTGATCCCCAGCGAAATATATGTCGATCAAATGGAAAGCTTTTACGGCTACCCTCGCCAAATGCACCGCGTTAAGAATGTTGACCGTGGCGTGCTGTTAGCTCTCTACCCTGAACACAAAGAGGAGATACTGCAGGCACAGGCGGCAGTGATTGATACGACTGGTACCTTCCAGAATATTGCCGATCAGGTCTCAGTGCTTGAGAGCTGGCACTTGCCATCGGGCAAAGACGCCAAAGACGGCTTGCACATCATTTGCATTGATCGCGTAGTCCTCTTTAAAGAGAGTTACGAGAAGTCGTTCTTTCCGTTCGCTTTCTTTAAGTGGTCGGATCGCCTTTACGGTTTCTGGGCCCAAGGCCTAGCCGAACAGATTCAGAACCTGCAGCTAGAAATCAATAAACTTCTTTGGGTTATTCAGCGCAGTATGCACATGGCTGGGACATTTAAGGTGTTCCTCGAGCACGGCAGCAAGATCATAAAAGAGCACGTTAGTAACGACATCGGCGTCCTTATCAACTACACCGGTACACCGCCTCAGTACGTTACTCCTCCCATTGTACCGCCCGAAGTATATGCGCATCTTGAGACTTTAAAGCGGCAAGCGTTTGAACAAGCTGGTATAAGTCAGCTTTCCGCTACGTCCCAAAAGCCTGCAGGCCTCAACTCAGGTAAAGCACTCAGAGAATTTAATGACATCGAAACCGAGCGTTTTATGGCTACTGGTCACGCTTATGAGCGCTTCTTCATTGAAGTGGCCAAATTGGCCATCGACTGTGTTAAAGACATTTTTGCGCGGGAAAAGAGCTATCCGGTAATTGCTCCCGGTAAGAAGTTTCTTGAGACACTTGATTGGAAAAACATCAGGCTAGATGACGAGGAATATACCCTCAAGATCTACCCTGTATCCAAACTGCCAACGGATCCTGCTGGGCAGCTGCAAACTATCCAAGAATACATTCAGGCCGGATTCATCAGCCCCCGTGCTGGCCGTAGACTTCTCGACTTCCCAGACCTTGAGAGGGCCGAAGACTTATCGAACGCTCCCGACGAATGGTTGCATAAAGTCATCGAAGCCATGGTCGACGATGGCAAAGTGTACCATCCTGAACCGGATGATGACCTAGGCTTAGCCCGTGAAATGGCACTGCAGTACCTAGCCTTTGCTAAGACGAATGGAGCTCCCGAGGAGAATCTGCAGCTGCTTAGGGACTTTATCAGCGAAGTTGATCAGTTAATGCAAATGGCTGAAGACGCGATAGCTATGCAACAAGCAATGGCTCAGCAACCGGCCATGTTACCGCAAGCTGCACCAATGCCAGCCCCCGTTAGTGAGTTAGTGCCCAATGTACCAGCGGCATGAAAGGAATATTGAATGAGTGAAGTAGTAGCAGCACCAGTAGCAGCAGAAGTACCAGCAGGTGCCCCCATCGAAGGGGAAGCACCAGTGCAGGAAGCGGCAACCGAGCCTAAAGTGGGCGAGGGAGCAAACCGCTTTGCCTTTCTGGCTAAAAAAGAGCAGGCCATTGTCAGGCAGCGCCAAGAATTGAAGGCCCAGATTGAAGCACTGAATGCTCAAAAATCTGAGCTAGATAAGATGCGCGCTGAAATTGACGAGGTTAAGTCTCGTCGTTCCGGCTACAAAACTAATCCCCTCAGTGCCCTAGAAGATGCAGGCCTAAGCTACAAAGAGCTCACCGACTACATCCTTAATAATCAGCAGCTAAGCCCAGAACAGAAGATGAAGGCCCTCGAGGAAAAGTTTGAGAGCAAGATCGAGGCCCTTGAGCGGCAGCGCCATGAGGAACGCGAAGCTGCCCAAAGACGTGAAGAAGAAGAACAGGCAAAGCGCGAGCATCAGGTAATTCAGGAATTCAAAAGCGAAATTGCCAGCTATATCACTACTCACAAAGATACCTATGAACTCACTAACTTGTATGATTCATCCGATTTAGTGTACGATACTGTCGATGCTTACTATGAGAAATCAGGTAAGGTTCTTAGTATTCCGGAAGCATGCGATCTAGTTGAAAAGTATCTCGAATCGCAAGTTGAGAAGTCGCTCCAGACTAAGAAACTATCAGCCAGACTTCCCAAAGCACCAGAGCCTACTGCAGACAGGCCAGCCCCAGAATCCTCCGCGCCGAGACGCAGCCTTAATAATCAAACGTATACTAGTAGCACTCCCAGCGTAGTCAGTCCCAAAGTGGAGAATGACCGCATGGCTAGGGCACTTGCTGCATTAGATCTATAACTAATAATATTCAGGAGTTAAAAAAATGGCTCAGTATTTAAACCTTACATCTATGAACGCGGCTCTAAAAGAGCTCTACGATGGCCAGGTAGTCGAGAACCTCGTCTACGCTGACAATCCTTTCCTTGCCCTCGTCCCTAAAAAGACTGACTTTGGCGGCAAGTACAAGCCAGTGCCGATTATCACTGGTGTTTCCCAAGGCCGCTCGGCCACGTTTGCTGATGCGCAAACCAACCAAACTGCAGTTTCCATTCAGTCATTCTTGCTGACCCGCGTCAGTGACTACTCCATCGCTACTATCGATAACCAAACCATGCTTGCTTCCCGCACCGACAAAATGTCGTTCCTCGAAGGTGCAAAACTTGTAGTTGATGGCGCTTTCCGCTCCATCACTAACTCGCTGAGCTCGGCTCTTTTCCGCTCGGGCACTGGTTCTATCGGTGCAATCGGTTCGATCTCCTCCGGTGTGATCACTCTGAGCAACGCTAATGACGTTGTTCAGTTCGAGGTTAACCAGACCTTGCAAGCTAACGCTACTGATGGCGGCACGCCACGCGCTGCCCTGGGTTACGTTATCGCTGTTAACCGTAGCGCTGGCACCGTGACCGTGTCCGCCACCGGTATCGGTGGGGCCGCTGGTTCGCCATCGGGCTGGGCAGCAGCAGACTTCCTACTAGTCCAAGGTGACGTTAACGCTAAAGTAAAAGGTCTCGCAGCTTGGCTTCCAAGCACTGCACCTACCACTGGTGACAGTTTCTTCGGTGTTGACCGTAGCCAAGACGTAACTCGTCTTGCCGGTATCCGCTATGACGGATCCGCTCAATCCATCGAAGAATCTTTGATCGATTCTTCTAGCTTGCTCGCACGAGAAGGCGGCAAACCGGACGTTTGCATCACTAACTTTGCAACCTACGCTGCTCTCGAGAAGTCGCTTGGTTCTAAAGTTCAGTACGTTGACATGAAAGGCCCGGCTGAGATTGCATTCCGCGGTATCATGGTCAATGGCGCTAACAGCATGATCAAAGTTTTCCCGGATCGTAACTGCCAGCCCAACAAAGGCTACTTGCTGCAAATGAACACTTGGACACTGAACAGCCTTGGCGATGCTCCGCAAATCCTCCGTTACGGTGACGGTTTGGAAATGCTCCGGGTTTCCAACGCTGATGCAGGAGAAGTCAGGATCGGCTACTACGCTAACTTGGCTACCAACGCACCAGGCTGGAACGCTAACGTTACCTTCAGCGTCTAATTAATTGCCGAGGCCGAGGTCTGCCATAGTGCGGCCTTGGCCTTTTTTAAAAGGGAAAAAATCATGGCTAATAGGTTTTTCCAGCAATTCTTTTTTGGTCTAAACCACTATCCGGTTTGGATTGAAGGAAGTGCTGCAATTGGTGCATCGGGGGCTACCAGTGCCCTTAAGGGATCGGGCGTTTCGTCCCTTACCCGTAAGGCAGCTGGTGTTTATGAACTAAAACTCGAGGATAACTACAATCGTTTCCTCGGATTCAGCGCTGTACTTGCTGGCCCGGTAACTGGCTCGGCAGTAGCAGGCGGCTCTTTTGTTGCTGGCACTCTTTACGTTATTCAGTCGCTCGGTACGACTACACAGGCTCAGTGGATTACCGCTGGTGTACCTGCAGGCGTCACTGCAGCTGTTGGCGTAGCCTTTGTGGCAGCTGGTGTCGGTGCTGGTACTGGTACCGTTAAGGCTGTTGGCGCTTCGGGTGTTTACGCTGTGGAAGTAGTAGGCGATCCGCAAACTGCAGTAGGCCCATCGACTGCAGGTGCAGTGCTTTACTTCAAATGTTTGGACGCTTCGGGTGCGGCAGCGGATCCGGCTAGCGGCTCAACTCTTTACTTTGAAGTTAAGTACCGTAACAGCACGGTTAAGGGTAAAGGGGAATAAGCATGATTATTCCTGACAAAAAGAAAGCAGCGACAATCATCATCAGCCAAATGCACGGCTACCCTAAGGAAGAAGAATCCGAAGAGGGTGGGAGTGACGAGGCTGAATGCGAAGCACTTGGCAAAGAGCTCCTATCGGCGCTTTCTGCTAAGGACGGCATGGCAGCGTATGACGCTATCAAGGCCATATTCCTAAAGGTGGACGCTGAGCCACACGAGGAATACGAAGAAGAAGAAGAAGGCTACTAAGTTTCCAGAGAGGTCTAAGGGTTGACGGGTGGGGTTGATTTAATTAGCCCCGCCCTTTTTTTAAAAAGGTGATTCATGGCTACTACCATGACGCTACTAGAACTAAGAACGGCAACGCGGCAGCGGGCAGACATGGTTAATAGCCAATTTGTTACCGATGCCGAGCTCAATAGCTACATCAACCAAAGCTATTTTGAACTGTATGACCTGCTAGTCAGCAAGTTTGGCGATAACTACTATGTTGCCCCACCGTTTACAATCACAACGGACGGGACTAACTACCAGTATGCGCTGCCGACTAATCCGCCCATGTATAAGCTTTTAGGCGTAGACCTGCAGCTATCTAACTCGGCTGATAGCTGGGTGACGATTAGGCCTTTTGAGTTTATCGACCGTAACCGCTATGCGGTGCCAAACTTCCAGTCGTTCTACGGTCTGACTAACCTTAGGTACCGCCTTAATGGCGATTACATTTGGTTTACGCCTATCCCAACCTCAGGCCAGACTATTCGCCTATGGTACATCCCGCGCATGACGACACTTGCTTCCGATGTCGCAACGGCTGATGGCATCAGCGGGTGGACAGAGTACATAATCACCGATGCAGCTATGAAGTGTATGCAAAAAGAGGAATCAGACGTTTCAGTTCTGATGGCTCAAAAACAAATGCTGATTCAGCGCATTGAAGCCATGGCCGAAGGCCGTGATGCAGGTAGCCCAGCTAAGGTTAGTGATAACCTATATGCTGACTTCTGGTTCCCAACAGGCTCGGGCAGCGGCAGTAACTGGGGCACTTACTAATGGCTAGGCTCTTTAAGGTCCAAACTACCGACCGGATAGTTAATCAGCTGCAGGATAATATTGCTAACCTACTCGAGCCAACGGCCACGACAGTAGAGCAAAGCCCCCTGCTATCCGGTACGGTACTTGAAAAGGTAGTGCTTACCTCAGGATCTAATACAATTAGGCATACGCTGGGCAGGGTATTAAAAGGCTGGTTTATTGTAAGGCAAAGGTCAACGGCCACGCTTTACGACACGCAAGATTCTAACTCAACTCCACAGATAACCTTGCTACTTACTGCCAGCGCCAACGTAACCGTGGACATTTACGTATTTTAAGGGGTAATCCCGTGGCACTTGAAAAGCAAAAGATCAACATAGCCTTTGCGCAGGGTGTCGATACCAAGTCGGATCCTAAGCAGGTAATCCCCGGCAAGCTGTTAACCCTTGAGAATGGCGTATTTCAAAAGACTAACTCTATTATTAAACGCAACGGGTATGATGCTTTATACACTAACACTGGTACAGCATCTAACGTTGAGGGTGCAATCGGTCTTAGCACCTTTAAAGATCAGCTTTTCATGTTGGCCACAGAAGATAGCCTAAATCTGAACGCTGGTTATACCTATGCTCCTAGCCAATTTAAGTGGTCTGACAGGGTAGGATATTATGCACCGGTCAATGTCGACCGTGCAGCTTGCGGAGTATTATCCGGTACGACATCGCCTTATGCGGCCATTGATCACTATGTCGACTTTGATGAAGGCCTAGAGATATCGGTATATCTAAAGATCAGCTATTTATCCGGAACAACTACCGAACGTCTTTATTATAATGTTAGAGACATTGTAACAGACTCATTCCTCGTCAAAGAACGGCCAATCCCTTACATCAGTAGTCCCAAGCCTTACATCAGAGTAATTAAAACACTTGGCGAATACTGGGTGTTTTTCCAATCGAAGAATATAGCTGGTACAGCTGATGCTCTTTATTTTACCCACATTGCTGTTGGATCAATATCTGGTAGTTTTAGCACACTAACTCAAGTGGCAGCGGTGGGCACCACTAGCACCACTTACGCTGATAGCACTCCCTTCGATGTCATATTTGATAACAACTTAGTTTATGTCAGCTATGCCAACGGTGTAGCAGGTACGTTCAACATCACAATAAAAACGTTTGACCTTAACTATACTAACGTCACAACGGTTATAGCTGCAGGGTATAGAGCCGATAAAGGCTCGGCTATGTGTGCCGATGCTAGCAATAACATTTACATTGCTACCAATGATGGCACTAACGTCAAGGCGCTTTCTTATACTAGCGGGCTGGGAACACTGCGTGCAGCAGGGCCAGTTAATACTGCCGGTACTGCTATTAGTAACGTAGTCGTTTCGTTAGATCCAACCACGGCTAATAAGTTTTGGATATTCTTCACAGTAAACTATGTGACTAACGAATATACTGCACCAAATTTAGTTAAGTCTATTAGTGCAACATTATCTAGCGGTGCTTTTTCTGGCAATGAAAGCACTATCATGGTCAACGCGGCCGTATACGCTCAGCCATTTATACAAAACAATTTGATCAAATTGCCTACTGTTAGCTTTGATGGCTACAGCACTTACTCTTATTACATAATTGACGGCACATACAGCTATGCTGAAGCCAAGCTACTAACGCAGTCGGCTAACCCGCTGCGCGGCAATCCAATACAGACATTTACATCAGATAATAATGAACACTATCTGATGGCTGTAGAGCGTAACGACGATATAGCCGCTTATTCGGCATGGTCATACAAAGTTACTTATGACCATAAGCCGATCTTTGCTGAGATTGCTAATAACCTCCATATTACTGGAGGATTCATCAACATGTTTGACGGTAGCCAGTTAGCCGAGCATGGCTTTCTTGCTAACCCGTCAATAATGACCACATCTGCAGTTAGTGTTGGAACGGGAACAGTACCATCTGGTGATTACTTTTATAAATATACATACGAGTGGGTGGATGCTTACGGCCAATTGCATGTGTCAGCGCCAAGCTTGCCCAGCACAAAATTAACATTAAGCAGCGCATCTAATATTAAATGCGAAATTCCATGCCTAAGCATGACTAATAGAAGTGATGCTATTTACATCGCTGTGTATCGCTCATCGGACGGCATCAACTACTATAAGAATAGGTACACTGGTTATAACACCACGTTTGTTAATCAGAGGTTTTTCGGCAAAATAGAGTTTACCGACATTTACACGTTTGCCCAAGCGTACCAAGGTCAGCCGCAGCTTTACACTGATGGCGGCGAGGTTGATAACATTGATCCTGGTGCAGTTACTTACCTCGCAACCTATAACCAGCGGCTAATTGCTATCCCTCAGGAGCTTTCATCTAGCTGGTGGTACTCTAAAGAGGTTACTCCGCAAAAGACTGGTACAGCTGGTACGCCTATTTATTTCTCTGATGAATTCGTTTCCATCGTCGATGAGAGGTCAGGCGGCATTAATGGCGTGATGCAGCTAGACGAAAAGCTGGTGTTTTTTAAACGAAGCAACATCTTTGCAACAGCTGGTAACGGGCCTGCTCCGAATAATACTGGTAACGACTTCAATCCGCCCCAAGTGGTTGCAACGGATACGGGCTGTACCGAAGGCCAATCGATTGTACTTGGCCCATCGGGCATCATGTTTAAATCGGCTAAGGGTATTTACCTGATTGATCGTTCATTATCCGTTAGCTACATCGGTGCCCCTGTTGAGGCATATAATACTGATGAAGTGCTAAGCGCCGATCTTATCTTCAATCTCAATCAATTCAGGTTCGGCCTTAGTAGCGGTGTGGCTCTGGTTTATAACTACCTTTTTGATCAGTGGTCGGTATTCACTAATCACGCGATAGTGCAGGCGTGCATTTACCAGAATAAGTACACCTTTGCTAAGTCGGACGCGGTTTGCTGGCAAGAATCAATCGGCTACCTTGACGACACTACGCCAATCTCTCTGAAGCTAACGACTTCCTGGCTATCGTTTGGAGATCTTCAAGGCTTTCAGCGTGTCTATAAGCTAATGCTGCTTGGTAAGTGGAAGACGCCACACTACTTAACTGTGCAAGTCTGTCATGACTTTGATGACACAGTATTCCAGTCAACTAACATCAACGTATTGACCACGGATCCTTACGAGTATCGGCTATTCTTAACGCGGCAGAAATGTACCGCTGTTAAGTTTACTATCTTCGATGCAATCACTAGCCCATCGGTACTAGATCAGGGGTACGAGATTAGCGCGATGGCCTTTGAAGTAGGCGTGAAACGTGGTCTGAATAAACTCGCAGCGGATAGGAGTGCAGGATAATGGGATGGCTTGATGAAGGTGCTAAAAAGGTTGCAGGATTTATTCAAAAACCTGTAGAGGTTACAAAAAAAGAATTTGGACGCGCAGAAAAAGCTTTGCGTACTGGTCCGCTAGCCGGTGGAACGCCAAAAATTGGCGAAGATATTATTCAACCTGTATCTGTGCCTAATCCTTATGAAACAGCAGCGAAAGCTAACATTGAAGCAATTCAAGGAATGCTGCCACAGTACGGCGGTCTTTATACAACTGGATCAAAAGCAATTACCGACCTAATCGGTGACTTGCAAGCGCAGGCCCGCGGCCAAGCTGGGCCCGGGATGTCGCTTGGCCAAGCCTTACTGCAGCAGGGTCTCACGCAAGGAACAGGCGCGGTACAAAGCCAGTTAGCTAGCCAGCGCGGATTAAGCGCGGCTCAGCGTGCCCGTATTGGAACTAATCAAATTGCAGCACTGCAGGGCCAAACGGCTCAACAGGCTGGCATGTTAGGCCTGCAGCAACAGTTAGCGGCTCAAGAGCAGCTAGGAAAACTGGGGATTGGTGCTACTCAAGCCGGAATGCAAGGGCAGCTAGATGCGCTTAATAGGTTAGCTACTAGTGATATCGCAATGAGACAACTAGCATCTCAAGCTGGTATCAGCGAACAAGAATTAAGACTTAGGTTAGCTCAGGCAAATCAATCAGCGGCGGCTAAAGATAAAGAAAATTTAATAAAATTATTTACTGGTGCGGCAGGTGGAGCTAGTGAAACAGGAGCCTATAAATCGTTAACATCTTCAGCTCCGGCAGCAGGAGGAGCAGCAGGCGGTGCTGGTGCGGCCGGTGGCGGAGCGGCAGCAGGCGGAGCAGGAGGGGCTGGTGCAGCTGGTGCAGCAGCAGCAGCTAGTGATGAACGCACTAAGAAAAATATTTCATCACTAAGCGATAAAGACTTAAACGAGTTTTTAGAAGCTGTTAATCCTGTTTCTTATAATTACAAAAAACCATCAAAATACGGCCAAGGCGATAAAGTTGGCTTTTTAATGCAAGACGTTGCCGACACTAAAGTTGGCAAGATGATTGAAAGGCCATTGCCTGATGGCAAAATGGGGTACGATCCTCAAAGTTTGCAAGGTGTCTTGCTTGCCGCCCTTGCGAAAAATAACGCAAGCGGCGGCCGCATTGACGGTGTAGCACCGTACGCAGGCGGCACACC